TTTACAAGCAATATACATTTGAGAAATTTAAAGAAGGATATACTGGCAAATCTTTTACAGTAGAGGAACCAAAGTTTAAATTTGAAGCACCAAAGTTCAAATTAAAGTTGAATTTACCAAAAGCATCAACAAATCCCGATGCTAAGAAATATTTGGAGAGTAGAAAATTAAATCCAGATAACTATTATTACACCGAAAAATTTAAGGAGTGGACCAACTCTCTCCAACAAACATTCGACAGTACGGATAAAGATGAACCAAGGATTATTATTCCTTTGTTCTATCAAAATACTCTAGTCGGATTTCAGGGTAGAGCACTTGGTCCCAGCAAGGTAAAATACATTACTGTAATGTTGAACGATGACGCACCAAAAATCTATGGTCTCGATGAAGTCCAAAAAACTGAAACTGTCTACATCACGGAAGGTCCATTCGACTCAACTTTCATTCGCAACGCGATTGCTCTTTGTGGAGCTGATGGTGATCTTGATAAGTGGGATATATGCAGGCGTGTTTGGATATATGATAACGAACCACGTAATGCCGAAATCGCCAATAGAATTTCAAAGCGTATTGATGAAGGAGAACAAGTTGTAATCTGGCCATCTATAATATCTGAAAAAGATATTAATGATATGATTCTATCTGGACTTGATGTTCAGAATGTGATAGAATTAAATACTTACTCTGGATTAGAAGCAAAACTTAAATTTACTACCTGGAAGAAAATATGAGCAACGGTCTAAAAGTTCAAAAAAGAAATGGATCTATTGAGAGTATTGATCTTGATAAGATGCATGTAATGGTTGAAGAGGCGTGTAGAGGTCTTGCAGGAGTTTCTGCAAGTCAAGTTGAAATGAAGTCTGGTATTCAGTTCTATGATGGCATTACCACAGCAGAGATTCAAGAGATTCTAATTCGTAGTGCTAGCGATTTGATTGATTTGGATCATCCTAACTATCAATTTGTTGCTGCTCGTTTGCTTCTTTTTGCTGTTAGAAAGCAACTTTATGGAAAGATGAAAGATCTTCCAACACTTGAGCAACACATTATTGATTGTGTGTGTGCTGAAGTTTATGATAATGATATCTACAACAAGTATTCTCAAGAAGAAATTGCTCGTGCAGATTCTTTTATTGACCACGACCGTGATTTCTTGTTCACTTACGCTGGACTTCGCCAGGTTGTTGATAAGTATTTGGTTCAGGACCGCAGTTCGGGTGGAGTATATGAAACTCCCCAGTTCATGTATATGATGATTGCTCTGACTATCTTTGCAGAGTATCCCAAAGAAACCAGAATGTCATATGTCAAGAGGTATTATGACGCAATCTCAAAACACAAAATCAACATCCCTACCCCCATTATGGCAGGCGTTAGGACGCCACTTAGACAATTCGCTAGCTGTGTTCTTGTTGATGTTGATGACACCCTCGATAGTATCTTTAGCAGTGATATGGCAATTGGCCGTTATGTTGCACAAAGGGCGGGAATCGGTATCAACGCAGGTCGCATCCGTGGCATCAACAGTAAAATACGAGGTGGCGAAGTCCAGCACACTGGCGTTGTACCGTTTCTCAAAAAGTTTGAAGCAACTGTCCGTTGCTGCACGCAAAATGGTATACGAGGAGGAAGCGCGACGGTCCACTTCCCAATCTGGCACCAAGAAATAGAAGATATCCTGGTTCTTAAGAATAACAAGGGAACGGAAGATAATCGTGTTCGCAAACTTGATTACTCCATTCAAATTAGTAAGTTGTTCTATGAAAGATTTATTCAAGACGGTGATATCACGCTTTTCTCTCCGCATGATGTCCCTGGACTTTATGATAGCTTTGGACTCTCTGGTTTTGATGAGCTCTATGTTGCATATGAAAAAGATTCGTCCATTGCGAAAAAAACTATTAAAGCGCAAGAACTTATTCTTAATCTTCTCAAGGAACGTGCAGAAACGGGTCGTCTCTACATTATGAACATTGACCATTGCAATTCTCACTCATCCTTTAAGGACAAAGTTGAGATGAGCAATCTGTGTCAAGAAATCACACTACCAACTTATCCAATTCAACACATTGATGATACAAGTGGAGAAATCGCACTTTGCATTCTTTCTGCTATCAATGTTGGTAAGGTAAAGTCTGATGAAGAACTTGAGGAACTTTGTGACCTTTCTGTTCGTGGACTTGATGAGTTGATTGATTATCAAAAATATCCCGTATTGGCGGCAGAAATCGCCACCAAGGCGCGTCGTTCTCTTGGTGTAGGTTTTATTGGTCTGGCGCACTATTTGGCAAAATTAGGATTCAATTATGATTCTCAAGAAGCCTGGGATGCTGTTCACGGTCTTTCTGAATCATTCCAATATTATCTTCTCAAAGCGTCCAATCAACTTGCTAAAGAAAAGGGTCATTGTGAGTATTTTGGGCGTACTAAGTATGCTGATGGTATCCTTCCAATTGATACATACAAAAAAGACGTAGACGAAATTTCATCTATCAACCTTCAGCATGATTGGGAAGAACTTAGAGCATCCATCCTGGAACACGGTCTCAGGCACTCAACACTGTCCGCACAGATGCCATCGGAGAGCAGTTCCGTTGTGTCAAACGCAACAAATGGAATCGAACCACCTCGCGGATTCTTGTCCATTAAGAAGTCCAAGAAAGGTCCTCTTAAGCAGATTGTTCCCCAGTATCATACTCTTAAGAACAATTATACGCTTCTTTGGGATATGCCTAGCAACGCTGGTTATATTAATATTGTTGCTGTTATGCAAAAGTTCTTCGATCAAGCGATTTCTGGAAACTGGTCGTATAATCCAGAGAATTATGCCGATAATGAAGTTCCTGTGTCAGTGATGGCAAATGACTTTTTGACTACATACAAGTACGGGTGGAAAACTTCTTACTACCAAAACACTTATGATATTAAGACTGATGAGGTAGTAGAAGAGAAACCCAATCTTCAAGATTTGATTAGTGAGTTAAGTTCAGTAGAGGAGGGAGAGTGTGAATCCTGTGCAGTTTAAAATTTCTTCAACAGATGAACCCCAAACGAATATCAAAGGAATGACTGTTTTTAATACTGAAAAGGTTGATACTAAAAAGCAACCTATGTTTTTTGGAAAACCACTTGGAGTTCAAAGATACGATTCATACAAATATCCAATCTTCGATAAACTGACCACTCAACAACTTGGATACTTCTGGAGACCCGAAGAGGTGTCTCTCCAGAAGGATCGTGGGGATTATCAAACTTTACGCCCTGAGCAGAAGCATATCTACACTTCTAATTTGAAGTATCAGATTATGCTCGATTCTGTTCAGGGGCGTGGACCTGGAATGGCTTTTATCCCATATTGCTCACTTCCTGAATTGGAAGCGTGTATGGAAGTGTGGGGATTCATGGAAATGATTCACTCACGCTCTTACACTTACATCATTAAAAACATTTATCCAGACCCTTCTGAGGTCTTTGATACTATCATCGGAGATGAGCGTATTCTGGAGCGTGCTAAGACCGTTACAGAATCTTATGATGACTTCATTCAATCGGCACAACAATATGGTGTATCCGATGCTTGGATGCACAATCTTGAAGGAGTATCATACGCAAAGGACACCATTAATGACGTTAAACGAAAACTGTACAGAGCAGTCGCAAACGTTAATATTCTTGAAGGTATTCGCTTCTACGTTAGTTTTGCTTGTAGTTTCGCCTTTGGTGAACTTAAGCTTATGGAAGGATCTGCTAAAATCATCTCTCTTATCGCAAGAGACGAAAACCAACACTTAGCACTTACTCAGAATATTCTGAACAAGTGGCGTGATGGTGATGATCCTGAAATGCAAAAGATTATGAAAGAAGAAGAAGAGTGGACATATAAGATGTTTGATCGTGCAGTAAATGAAGAAAAACGTTGGGCAGATTATCTGTTCAAAGACGGTAGTATGATCGGACTGAATGATAAACTTCTTCAACAATACGTAGAATGGATCGCAAATAGAAGACTTAAAGCAATTGGACTAAAACCCCAATACGATATTTCAGCAAACAATAATCCACTACCTTGGACTCAGCACTGGATTTCCTCTAAAGGTCTTCAAGTTGCTCCCCAGGAAACGGAAGTCGAAAGTTATGTAGTCGGCGGAATTAAACAGGATGTTACCAAAAATACTTTCTCAGGATTCAAACTATGATGAATGGTGTGAGCAGGAAATCCTGAATGCTTATAAAGAAGCAGCAGAATGTGATGAATTTATGTTTGGAGATTATGACTATTGTAAAGAATGGTTAAATAATGTCTGATAGATAGAGGAGGTCACACTCCTCTTTTTTATGCCCAAAAATCAACTGGTTAAAGACGAATTGAAAGTTCGCATTCTAAAGTTAAAAGACAAATTATATAAAGACCATATTAGACCAGAAATGGATATGAAAGGACTCGCTCATAAATATCTCAACGAAGTCCTTGATATAATTGATGAGTACAGATATTGACTATGAAAATCCTTGGACCTACAATGGAAAAGAATTTGGTTCAAGTGATATTCTGGATTATTATGGTTTTGTATACCATATTCATTGCAACCCAACTGGTCGCGACTATATTGGTAGAAAATATTTCTGGAGCTTCCGCACTCCGAGAGGAAAGTCTAGAAAAGTTAAGGCAGAATCTGACTGGAAGAACTACTATGGATCGTGCCCAGAACTCAAGGAGGACATAAAAAAGTATGGTCGGGAGAATTTTACGCGCACTATTTTATCATTACATAAAACAAAGGGCAAAACTAACTTCGAAGAAACAAGACAACTCTTCGCACACAATGTCCTTACGGAATCACTTGACAACGGAATCCCTGCCTACTACAATAGCAACATCCTTAACAGGTACTTCCGAAAAGATTACTATGGAAACTCAGATTGAAAGCGAACCTGTAGCGTTTGTTCGTGAGTGGGCAATGAATAAAATTGAACTCCTTCACGAAGCAGACCGTCATAAAAATGCTCAGGCACTTCTTGCTGAGTTTGATGAGTGGATTAATATTCCAGAAGGAACTCAAGAACTGGATTATCTTTGTTTGGAAGATGAAGATTGGACTGATGAACAAGAAATTGATGTTCGGTAAACCAAACATTTGACAAAATCTAAATAAAAACTTATAATGCTAAAATCCCTGTTATGAGCAGGGTTTTTTATTATGAGACTTTGATAAGTGATTTAGAGCCGTGGAAAGTGCCCTTTGAGAAGAGGGTGTACCCCCTTTCTATACGGATGTAGAGTTCAATTAAAAATAGTGCAAAATTTCTTTACAGTAACCCTGCCTCTCTTGGCAACGGTTACAACCAGTACGGCATCACTGCCTTTCTCTAGTTATAAACTGCAAGGTCCGCCTCCCCCAGTGGAGACACAACCTTACTCCATTATTAAAGAGTTTGAACCAGAGACGACAGCAATCCGCGAGGTTGCACCACCAAAGCCAAAAGAGTTAAGGTTAATTTGTAAAGGGTGTAATGAACATGAGAATGCTACCCTGGCATTTTTCCAGGATCGTGGTATTAAAGACAGAAACGCCCTTGCTACCATCATGGGCAATATTCGTCAGGAATCTACTTTTATTCCTAACATTTGTGAAGGTGGTAGCAGAACCAGTTGGAGTAACTGCAACGGCGGTTACGGACTGATTCAATGGACATCTGCCAATCGTTATTATGGATTGGGTGATTTTGCTAAGAAGTATGGTGGTTCTCCATCATCACTTCACACGCAACTTCGTTATCTAACAAATGAAGTCCAATGGAAAGAGATTGAAGACAGGATGAAAACTCCTGGTAAGTCTATCAATCGTTACATGGACTATGCGTATAGTTGGATTGGTTGGGGGCATCATGGTGCCCGCACTTCGTATGCTCATGAATATGCTAACCGACTGATCACGGTAGAAGTTTGATACAATAAAATATAACAACTGAATAATAAATAGAGGAGAGCGGTTGCTACTCCTCTTTTTTTATGTTCAATTTTAACTTCGGTAAGAAGAGACCAGATAAGAAGCAGATAATCCTTATAAGCGCCATACTCAGTGCTATCGTAGCAACCCTCTCCCAATGCACTGGAGCGCCTCAGGAGCGCCTCTGGGACCTTCTAGACGAGGTACAGAGGTCTCTGTTCCCAGGCACCGTAATCAACGATGTCCTGCTTCAAGACCCCTCTGTGGTGGACAGGAGAGTTAAGAGAGATGTGGACAGAGCCATCAGAGACTATGAGGACTTGACAAGAGGTACAGAACCACCTAGAGTACCTTTGCCGAGGTTGATAGAAAAAGCTCCAGATAACTCTGAAGCTCAAAGATTATTAGGAGGTGAAATGAGGTTATGTGCTCCGTGGGTTGACGATTGCCCTAAGGAGTGATAGATTAAGATTCTTGTGGAGGATTGGCAGAGTTAGGTTTAATGCAGGAGATTGCTAATCTCCCGATGTTCTTTATGGGCATCCGTTGGTTCAAATCCAACATCCTCCGTATGGGAGCATAGCTCAGTGGTAGAGCAATGTGCTGATAACGCAGAGGTCGATAGTTCAAATCTATCTGTTCCCACTTGACAATCAAATCCTGAACTGGTATGATTGTCTCATGAGCAACAGGGGTCCAAACCTTGTGTAAGTCTCGCCCCTCCTATGCCTCTCAACGATGCACAAACCAGGAGGTCTCTTGGGTTAGTAGCTCAGATGGATAGAGCAATTCACTTCTAATGAATTGGTCGGGGGTTCGAGTCCCTCCTAACCCGTTACCACTTGCGCTGGAAAGATAAACCAGAATGCCGTGGTAAGATAGAGGGTAAGCCTCTGTTATATCCTTATGAGGTATATTACGCTTACTCCATCTGCTTCAGTGGTGGAACGGTAGACACAGCGGACTTAGAATCCGCCGCCTTAAAAAGCGTGGAAGTTCAAATCTTCTCTGGAGCACTTGACAATCAAACTAAAATAGTTTATGATTGTCTCACAAGCGGGTATGGTGTAGTGGTAACACGCCATCCTTCCAAGTTGGAATCACCGGTTCGAACCCGGTTACCCGCTCTTGGTAGTCATTATGCTCATTGCATAGAAAGACGCCAAAGGAAGTTAAGTCAAAGAATCGAGACAAGCAGACAATGCCCTTTGAACTGGTGTAAGTCCAGTAACTTCCTTTATTCCCATCGACCGAGCAAGCGAACGGGCCCGACTGTTAA